GCCGGAACTTGGGCGAGGTTAGGAAGGCTGTGCGTACACCGTCCCGTCACCGCTCCGTTCGTGTTTACCTTGCCGTGAATGCGTCCGTTCTTGACGACTCTCATCCAACCGTTCTCACCTTCCGCTACCTGTCCCAATCGTTTCGACACGACCAGATACTCCAACAACAATTCAGCCGCCGGATGTTTGATCTTCTTCAGTACCGACTCGTCGATCTTGATACGACCGTCGGGCGTTCTCTCCGTAGGTTCCCATCCTAAGTCCACTAGACGAGCCGCTATCTGATCTCTACTTCCTGGGTTGAACGGTATGGCTTTCGTCTTGTTGTCCATCTTGACCGCCTTGTCGGCTAACGCTTGAACCATTTCCATGTCCTTGAGCATTTCCTTCAACTTGACTTTGGTCTCCGCTTCTATCGTTACGTCTCCGTCAAGCGTCAACGACCAACCCCTCGGAGTTTTCATCTCCTCCACTCGCGGCGGGAACATCACCTGTAGCTTGTCCTTAATCTCCGCTCTGAGTTGAGTCAGGTGACTGATGAACGCCATCGCTCTGGACTCGTCGAAGGCAAACCCTCGCATCTCCTGCTTGCGTATGACTTGAGCGAAACCATGTTCTATCGTCAACATCCTCGGAGCCGGTTCCAACACCTTCAAGTACTGAGCCAACGCATAAGTAACGAGAACGTCTCGCTCGCAATACTTCTTCATGTCCTCGTCGTACCGTTCGAAGTTGCCTTCGTAGGCTATCTTGTTGATACCGCCCAAGCGGTGACCCCATGCGTTGAGACTGTGAGAACCCCAAAACTCTTTAGGGAAGTCCTTTCGTTGCATGTCCAGACCGCGTAGATCGCTGTGCATGACTCGACTCGTTATAGCCGTGTCCAAGATCCGTGGTTTAGGCGTGTAGTTGTACAACTTCTTTAACGCAGGTAGGTCGAATCCTATGACGTTGTGACCGCACAGGTACTCCGCTTCGTCCATGCATCGTAGTCCCTCCGGTATTCCTTTGCCGTCGAAAGTGACCATACGTTTCTGTTGTGGATTGTAGACGCTTAGACAGTGTACTTGTTTCAAGTCGCTAAGTGTCGTGAAGTCTTCGATACCGTTCGTCTCGATGTCAAAGTATAGTGTTACGTTATTCATTGTTCCTCGTTTTTAGTAGGTGTTTATAGGTAAGCGCAGACACGACGCCAGTACTTCGCCGTCTCAGGTCTTCCATGTCCTCTAGGTCCGCCGTTGTGAATGCGAGCCAGTTGTTCCCACGTCGGGTTCAACGGCGCGTACTTGTTCCAGTAGCTGTGTATGATCGCTTCGGCGTACGTTCGGTCGACGACCATAGGCCACGTCCCTTCCTTTAGCTCAGGCGTGTGACGAACGGCGTCCAACCAGTAGCCATAACTAATTTGGTAGGGACCGAGCGAACGACCGCTGTCGCCTACCGCCCACGGCGTGTTCTCTCCACCGCTCTCGACTTGTCGCATGGCCTTGAGCAGCTTCTGCCGTTTAGAACGAGAATTGATTATCGTTGGTAGCTTCGGTATTAATCTGAAGAATCGTCTTATCATTTTCGTTTAACCTTCCTGTATCTGGTTCATAATAAAGCGTGGTCGCTAACCCCGTCTCACCGCTGAAACGGTTCTTCAACACACGCACTTTGGTTTGGTTGGCGTCTTCTGCCGCCTGTTGGTTTCGTTCTAATCCTAGTACCATGTCGCTGAGTTGCGGTATGGCGTGAGAACCGCGTAGGTGAGCAAGGCTTGTTATCGCTCCTTCCTCATGTCCGGTTCCCGGTGGTCGCTTGAGGTGACTAACCAAGACCATTCCGCATTGAGTCTCTTCGACCAGCGAACGCAGTCGGGTCATGGTGTTGTCGATCAAACGACGTTCATCGTCTCCGTCGAACCCGCTGACTACAATCGATAGGTGGTCGAGGAAGATCCATTTGCAGTCGAGTCCCTTGCAGAGATAACGGATCTTGGCGAGCAGGTTATCGGAGTCGCAACTACCGAAATGGTCGTAGGTAAAGAACCGTCCGTTCCCTACCGTTTGATCGAACACCTCTCGTAGCTTGTCCTCCTCGATATCGTTCTCCAGGTGTAACGGTTTGTTCATGTGTAACCCCATTATCCCTAGACCCGTTCGTCTGACCGACTCCTCAAGCGCTATGTAACCGATGGTCTCACCTTCGTTCAAAAGCCCTAAAGCGATTTCACGACAGAATAGTGATTTACCGATCCCCGACCCCGCGCAAACCGTCACCAACTCACCGCCTCTTAGACCGCGTGTCATGGTGTTCAGGTTTCCGTAAGGGTACGGTTTGGATTCGGTGTTCACCTCCTCGGTTATCTTCTCCCACAACTCTTCCTTGCCGACGATGCCGTCAGGTCGAAAGTCTCTCGCTTCCCAACACGCTTGAACCAACTCCTTAGTCCTGTTGGCAGTAAGCATGTCGTTGGCGTCCTTGAGTGGTAGCTCCGCTATCTTCGCTCGACCCGGCGTCAAAAGCATCGCGCACTCGGCTGCTCCCTTGCGTCCCGGTTCGTCGTTGTCGAACATGAACACGACCTCGTCGTATCGTTCCAACCAATCGAGAGCTTGAGCGACGTGTTGCTTACCGTTTCCGGCTCCTCCGGGTACGCTTACTACAGGCCACTTATGATCGAACGCTTGACTCAAACTAAGAGCGTCCACTTCTCCTTCGACGACGACGACCCTTTTACCGCCGTCCCTCCACAGATGTTGTCCGTACAGTCCAAGTAATTCACCCCTAACAGTGAACCGTTTGTCGGCGTAACGAATCTTCTGACCCACTAGCTTGCCGTCTCTCGATCTGTAGTTAGCTACTTGCGCGCTCTCTCCTCCGACTTTAGCTATCTGATAACCCCACTTACGGCAGGTATCTTCAGTCAGGTTACGGCGAGCTATCGCCCCGTAGCGTCCACCGGATACGAACGTTCCGTCCGGTCGTCTTACCTCGATAGATTCGTTGTTTTTTCTGTTACCGGAAGTAAACTTCTGACAGCTAAAACACTTGGTCGAACCATCTATGTTTCTGGTGAGAGCGTCAGTACTCCCGCAATCAGGGCATGGTTGGTGGTTCGCTGCTGAAACCAACTTTTCGGTATCACCTTGTTGCACCATTTAATTCCTTTCTTATCGCACCAGGCGGCGTAGGTGGTCTTGCTGCCTTTGCGAATCTTGTTGTTGGCGTTTTGAAAGACTAAGCGAACGTCCAACTCCGGGTGTTGTTCTCGTATCAGCATGTGCTTTGTTCGATCCTCCACCGTCCAGACTCCTTTTGCCTCCAGGATAATTCCGTTCAGCAAAATGAAGTCCGGCAGGTAGGTGGCGATCTTTCGATACTCGATCTTCAGCGTCTCGTAGTTGTAATCGACCCCGCATCTGCGAAGTTGACTAGCTACGGTAGCTTCAAACCCGGAGCGGAAACCCTTAAAAGTTCGCTTCGATGACTTCCTCGTTCGTCTCCGCTTCGGCATCCAACGTCTCTTCGAATGTTTCTCCGCCTTGTTGGTAAGCTCCCTCGACGGCTGTGAAACCGTAGGTAGTAGCGCTTCCCGCTCCCGCTTGGACCGCTTCCAACTCGATGACCTGAACGGCGTGTGGCTCAAGCGTCATTCCGAAACCTAGCGAAGCGTTGAACCAGAAGTTGGGACGTATCGCCAACTTGATCCTTGAACCACCGCCTATGATGACGTCTTTGCTCAACGGTTTTCCTTCACCGTCGAAGCGACCCACGGATAGTTTATATTCCGTACCGTCCTTACGCTTACCGGCGGCTTTCATCTTGCACTTCAAAATGTGCTGACCTTCTTCGTTGATGGTGATAGGCGAGTCGTGCTGCTTCAGCTTCTTCTTGCCTTGCTTGATCTGCTCGTCCGCTAAGGCTTGCTCGTACAAGGGTTTAACCTCCATCTTGAAGGCGTTCCACTCTTCTTCCGTAAGAATAAGCTCCGTGCGGTAGACGCCGTCGTTGTCGAACTTGGTATCCGGCGTGTTGAGCCACGTGTACCTGCCGATTCCCACTGGTGTAGTTATTGTTTTAGTCTTACTCATGATCTGTATCGTTCTCCTATTACTATGCAAAGAAGTAGTCGGAACCTAGTACCTCCGCCGGGTCCAGTGACCCGTATGGCGGTAGCTCCGGCAACTCCTCATCGGTTTGTGTTGAGACCTCTTCCCTAAACTTAAGTAGGAGGTCGGGTTGAAAAATCTTAGCGAACTGTTGACGGAGTATTCCGCCTAGTTCATCGCACTTGTTGCAGTGAGTGGCGTAACTGTCGTGAACCATAGCCAACGAGGTAATGCCGTGTTCCTTCGCTACGTTGGTCGTCATGTGAACACCGGCGGCGTCGAGACTGTGTACGTAGTTCGGACTGATGCCGTTGCCTTGTCGCCGTTTGTCCAGATCGTTCGTTCTTTCTCGCCAACGGACAAAGGTAATCTTCTCTCCTAACGTCGTTTGTATCCTGTGCGCGCTCTGTTGAACGTACCTTTGTCGAACTTTGAATCCGGTCGGAGCCGTCCAATCGACGTGCTTATCGCTCGTTGACAACACCTTCGCTACGTCTTGCAGCCACTTCATCGTCGTGGTGGGTCCGCTCAAGTCGTTGTTCATGGCGTTCCATAACTTGGTAGTCAGGTAGGTGAGAGCTTCTCTTTGATCGTTGTAGTCGGGGAACGGATTCCGGCGTCCTTCCAAGATCAAGTCGTTGAACCACTCGCCAACGTACGCTCTGCAACTGTGTCGTGTACCACCGTAAGGCTTGACCATGACCGGACGCTTGCACGTCTTGCGATCCACACCAAACGACAACCAAGCTTGCGCTACGACGTCGCCGTTGTCCGCGTCCTTTCGCATGACCTCGTTCACTTGGTCGGCTATGAATGCGTACAGGTCGGCGGGTGAATCGGTTTGCGTGACGTTCGTTGCCGCCGCTCCTACCTCGTCCCTCGCCAACAAGCTAAGTATCTGGATGCCGTTGTTGGATGCGTCCATTGCGCAAGGCAAGCGTGTCTTGAAACCTCGACCGCCACACGACAACATGTCGCCCCACTCGAAACAGAACGCTAGGAATTGCCACGGTTCATCCGCCGACTGCCACCAATCGTTCGTTATCGGGTCGGTGTAGACTTCGTGGATCTCCTTCCGTTTGGAGTGAACCCACTTGACGCGGTCGTCGAAAGTTATCTTGTCGTTGCCGAAACAATTAGCGCCGTGGATCGCCAACCATCTCGTCTCTTCCTTCGCTTCCCACACCGTCTCGCTCTCCGCGAACAACAACAAACTCTTAGCCAAGTCGGTTCCTTGCGGCGTTAGAAAATGCGGTATTGGGTAGACACGTCCTCGAAAGTCGACTTGCGACGGGTAGTAAAAATTTTTACCGCTGAACTTATCCGCCATCCACAACGTCTTGATCGCTTGCAACCGTTGAGAACGTAACGACAGATTAAGCTCGTATATCTCTCCGGCTTTTCTCGACCACTCCTTCTTTACTTCGGGATCGACGTCGGCTTCAGGAGGCCACGGCGGACGTTCGTAATCTTCCCGTCGAACCATCTCACCGATCTCCTTGTTGTTGTCCCACGCCCATCGAGCGACGTTCAACACACGGTCGTTCACCGTCCACGGCGTTCGTTGAATGTGGTTCACGGCATCCGCCATTGGTTTCAACTCTTCGAAGTCCAACGAACGCAGGTAGTCCATGTCGTTGCTCTTGATTAAAGTCAAAGACGGAAGCGCCGGGTCGCCATACCCACCAAACCAGACAGACGACCACTCACAGGGCGCTTCCGTCATCGGTAACCAAAGAGGTGAAAGAGATTCCTGATCGTCGTTGAACGCTCGTATCCATTCGAACAGGTCGTCGGTTGCGGACACGTAGTTGGTGGTCTTGCGCGTCTTCTTACCTGTCTGACTCAGAGATATGAACTGTATGAAGTGAGTAGTGGATCGAAGTAACTCCAAAAACCACGTACCTAGCGACACTTTCTCTTTCTTGGTCCACGTCTTGAAGCGTTCCATGTTGCCTTTCTTGGCTTCGCCTACTTCGTGTCGGATGAATGCGTCTCGTTGCCTGGAATAACTCTTGTTACCGGCTCGTTTGACGTCGCGTATGGCGTACTTGAATATCTCCGGATACTTCTCCTCCATCCAGTTCAAACGCACCTCGTCTTCCAACGCGCTTGCCACTCGTATCGATGCCTTGACCACGGTTTGACGAAGACTGATGGAGTCCAATACGCTCTTCATTGAAAGGAACGCTATGTCTTGAGGAGGTAAATCCCATATCAACGGCATCCAAAAAGGTACGGCGTGAGGGTGCTTTTTATGGTACAGGATACTCTTTCGGATAGCGTTGATGTAGTCGGGTAACGCCGCTCGCATTAAGCGTTGTCCATAGGGAGCGTCCGTCTCACGACCACGTACTCTTGCCGATTCCACCTTGGATCTATAACGGGCAATACCCGCTTCGACCATCTCTCGGTTTAAGCTTTCTTGTCTCATCGTTTTTGAATGGGATTCGTCACAGCGAAGTCACAACGTGACTTCCGTACCTATAACGAGTAAAGGCACGTCGGATAAAATGTCAACTAAGTAATTGTTATATTTGAAGGAGTTAGGTGGGTGACTTGTGACGCGATGATTTAATGTCCGTCTTTTAAGTCCCTTGTGTTTACCAATTTCACCACGCCCGCATCCCTTGCTGAGTAAGGGTTTCAGCGTTTTCAAGCAATGTTTATTTTCCACTTCTTGTGCCACGGTTGTGACATAGAGTCTAGTCATTTCATGGTTAAGTGTTTGATATTGCTGTGTCATTCTGTGCCAAATCCTGTTTATTTTTGTGACCTGTTAGTGTCATACATCCTCAGTTCTTCTTTTCCGTTTTTATCTTTCATCACGTTCTTGGTTTGGTTTCTTGTTGTTTTGTCCTCTCACGATTGGCCACTCTTCTAGTACCACCACTCTGCTCAACGTTAATTTACCTTCTTGTACTCTTTTAACGGCAGCTTCAGGTATGCTGTTCAGATGAGCATCTCCGACTATAGGCGTAGGCCACATCGGTAGTTTCTTGTTTTTATCTTTCATAGTTTTAGTCACAGTTTAGTCACCACGTGACGACGCCACGCATTCGCGTGACCGACACGTCGGATATTAAATCTAGTAAGTTGTTGTTATTTATTAGGAAGTTAGTAAGCGGAACTGCGACACACGTTGGATGTTCGTCTCTTT